ACGATTTTCTGACTCCACCTCGCGCTGGTACTCTTGCATCTTCAGCGCGGCCAACTGGTTCTGTTGCTGGGCCTGCTGAATTTGGCTGACGCGGGCGTACTGCTCCAGAGGGTCTTGCAACTGCAGCCCTCGGAAGCCCCCGGCAATGACTGGATCGAGTGCCATAGTGACTCCTTAACCCCCGCCCGGTGTGACCAAGTACGACGGCGTGTTCACAAACCCAGGCTCAGTTGTATACCCCATGCCCTGCTGCTGTGGCAACAGGCGATTGAGCAACTGCTGGTTCTGCTGGTAGTTGAGATACGACCCCAGCGCCCCGGTCAGCGCGTTAGCGCCGCCCATGTAGCCCGACGCCCGCGCAGCGCCTGCACCCAACATGCCCTGCGCAGCCGCTTGGCCGCCAGCCATCATGTTCTGGCCTGCGGTCTGGCCGTAGCGCTCACCCAGCCCCGACATGATGCCCGCAGCGCGGGGCCCGACGTCGGCCAGCCCTGCCAGCCGGCCATACGCGGCGCTGTACTCTTGCGACCCAAGGTCTTGGCCGTACCGCTGCGCGGCCTTCAAAGCGCCGCCCGAGATCAGCCCGCCACGCGCCGCAGCTTGGCGGTCCAACGCCTTCATGCCTTCACTCAGACGGAACTGGTAACCTGGGTCCATCTGCAGGAACTGCTGCGCCGCGTCTGGGCCACCACGCTGCAGTGCCGCCAGTCGATTGAAGAACTCGGTGCCGGTCTGCAGGAACGGCTGCTGACGAGCGATGTTTTCTTCGTAGATTTTCTGTTGCAGCGCATTGGCCTCGCGGCTTGCCTGCAGTTGCGCATCGGCAGCAGATTGCGCTGCGCCGGCCTGCGTCTTTGCGGCTTTATTGGCTGACATGCCACCTAAAATGGCCGAGCCAAGAATCGCCGCGCCGGTTCCTATTGCCATGATGGCACCTCTTTGATAAACGTGCGTTCCATCGGACGGAAGCCGGCACGGGCGTAAAGATGCTCCATCTTCTTAGCCCTTGAGTCTTCCAACGCGATCATAAAGACCGCCGCCGCACCGTTGTCCTTGGCCCAACTTTCGATGTGCTTGAACATTTTGGCGCCTGCGCCGCTACCTCTGGACTTCGGCGTCAGCCACCACCACAACTCTTGCGCCACCAGCGTGCCGGGGCTGAAGTACATGGGGTACAAAAGCGCCCCCGCGATCCCGACAATCTCACCTTCAATCTCGGCCAGCCAAACACCCACGGTCGGCGTGTCAATCGCGCCGAGGTAGAACTGCGAGTACCCTTCGTCGTCAAACGAGATGACGTTGTGCATCGGTGACGCGGCGTGGAACATCCGCGTCAGTTCGATGTACTGGGGTAAGTCTTCCGCAGTGGCCGCCCGAACAATCAAGATGTCACCTCGCGCCCGGAAGCGCGGATGTTGATGGCGCTTGCCGTGCCAGCGATTGTAGAGATGAACCCGCTGGGCGCAAGCACTTGGCCGACCAGTTCCGGGAACGTGTACGTCTCGGCAGGCTGCAGTGTCTTGGTCTTGACGATCAAGTTTTGGTTGCCTGCGGTATCAGCGCCAGTGACCAAGTTTACGCTGATCGTCGCAGCGCTGGCGCTGTAGTTCGTCGCGGTGAACTTGTCGATGATGGCCGTGACGCCCGTGGCGGTGTACTGCGTGGTTTGGCTGTTCTCGGCGGTCTTGGCCGGAACCAATACGCGGACGGTGACTGTCATTCTGCTGCCCTCGCTTCAATTTCCATTGGGTTGTTCCGGTACCCGTACCGGATTGTGTACCAGATGTAGGTGACGTAGAACCGCACGATGCCCATGCGCTGCGCCTGCTGCCAGTGACACTGCTCATGCCTGACGAGCGCCGTCTCGTTGATACGCTCGGCCAAGATGAAGATGCCCAGCGGCGGCAGCGTGATGCCGCCGTAGCCGAAGGTTCGCAGGAACCAGCGGATGACGTGGGGCGCGGGGCGGGTGGTCATTACACAGCGGGGCTAAGTTGAGAAACATATGCCCTTAACCAATCCGTGCCGATAACGTGTCCACTACCTGTGGTAGCTCTACTCCAGCCCAAAACAAACATGCTGTTTACGTCTAAAGAAGGAGCAATGTTCCAAACAAAATCACCCGTCGTGTACGTTCCACTTACAGGAACGGATGTGGCGTATTGTTCTTTGCGGCCAAATGTATTGTTGCGAATTGCAACGGACGCAGACATTTGGTTCGATGAGTTTGTCAGTGCAGGAGTAATCGACAGTATGTTGTTCTCGACCGCGCCGTTGCTTTCTGTAGCACCCCTGAAAATTGCGTTGCTCTGCCAATCCAGAAACATATTTTCTGAGATACGGAACCCGGAGATGTTTAACAGCACCAGGGCGTTGACGGCAGTCCCAGCAGTTCCAAAAATTAGAGTCCGACCGCCAAAGAAATAGCACCCCTTGACCACCAAGCCTTTGACGGAAGCTGCATCAACGCCATCGCAAGCAATCGCAGCCCCTTTGATGTTTTCAAAGTAGCAACCGTCAAACACGACGCCACTGATGGAAGTGCCAGTGACTGGCGCAAGCAAACAGCCATAACCAGATGTGCTGGTGATGCCCTCAAAATCACAGGCCGTGAACTTCAAAGCTGCCGTGTTTCCAGTCACTTTGATGCCTGTGGCGCCGCGAAATTCAACCTTGTCGAAATGGTTGTTGTTGCATTCGGCGCCATAGTTGAACAGTTCTGTCGTAATGTTGTACGCAGATACGTTCTTCCAATTGTTAGACCATGCGTTGTCACCGCCCACACCCCGGTATAGGTTGTAAAAATACAGGTCCGAAAAACTAGACTTGTTAACCCATGTAAGGGTCATGCCTCGGGCAAGGTTGTTGTTCGACCAAAAAGAAATATTCTCGATTCTCAAATCTTGAATGCGATTTCCTGTGGTGCCGGTAAAGTCCAGTATGCTGGCATCAGTAACAAAGCCGCTGCCGTAAATAATTGAATCGAATTTGCTTTCGCCGACAATGTTGATGCTCTTATTTATGGTCAGCGTTGATGTGACAACGTAGGCTCCTTTCGGAACGTACATTGTCTGCCCGCGAGTCAGAGCGGCAATACACGCTATGAATGCTGCAGTGTCATTTGTGACACCATCGCCGACAGCGCCGAAGTCCTTGACGCTCACCGTCTCGCGCATCTTGGCCTGAGCCGTGCGCGTGACTGCGCCGGTGCCGGCTTGGATGAAGCCAATCAGCGAGGAGCCGCTACTGGCCGCAAGCTGATCCAACGTGACCGCGCCGCCAACATTGTCCTCAGTCCAGACCGTGACGCCGGTTGAGGTCTTCAAGATGAACTTGTAGCTGCTGCCACTGGTCAGCCACACTTGGTACGGCACACGCCCCGCCGCGTCCAGCACGATGGGGTTGGCGTTGGCCACATTGCCGTTGACGTCGGTGTACGTCGCCAAGGGCGTGGTGGTGCCGGCCTCGTAGGTGTACAGCAAACCGCCGGTCAGCGGCGTGCCATTGTCATCAAAAAACTGCCAGCCTGCGCCTGCGAGGAGGGAAAGTGAAACGGTCATGATCGGTCCTCAGTCTTGGTACGCGCTGATGTTATCGGTTACGGTCAGAATGACGCTAGGGATCGCCGGCACGGGTGCCGCAGCGGCCTGAGCCAGGATCTGCACGGAAGTATCGCTTACGGACCACATCAGCTCAGCATAATCGCCAGCGCGGAACTGCTCAACGTAGTTCCACGACGTCACCAATTCGCCGTCTGTGCCTTTCAGCCGCACTTGGCCGGCTGAGTTGGCAACGTCTACGCCGTTGATGCGCAGCCAAATGAAGATCAGGTGACTGCCGCCGCTGGTGTTGTCCAACTGGGCGCTGAACTGCAGGTCGTACACGCCGTCCTTGGCCACATAAATCCGCGACGTAGGTGAGCCGATGTAAACACCGTTCGACAGGTTGGTTGAGTTGAACGTCAAGGCGTAGGCCGTGTTGATGGCCGCCGCCGTCTGCGTGGTGGTGTCGTAGAACGTCCCGTAGGCGCGGTTGCGTAGCTGCGGCGTGTAGACCGGCGCAGCAGCCAGCGCCTCAACCTGCTTGGCCAACTCAGCCCACTGGTCAACCGTGACCACTGGCGCGGCAGCCAATGCCTCAACCTGTTTGTTCAACTCGGCCCACTGGTCAACGGTGACCGCTGGCAGCGTCTGTGAGGCTTGCTGCACTGCAGCAAGCTCGGCCTGCACCGTGGCCACTGCCGTGTCGCTGTTGGGCGCGTGCTGCAGATCTTCCAGCGAAGCGCTGCTTTGGCCGCTGCCGGTCAGGAAAAACAGGTTCAGGAAGAACCGGTACCACTCACGCGAGATCAGGCCCGTGCGCTCATCGACCAGCGGCACCCGAGGCGCCGTGATGTTGGTGATGTTCGGCGGGCTGGCCATGCTTACGCCCGCGTCGGATCGACGTTGAGTTCGGCCCCCATGATGGCGATCTTCACCGGGTCAGTGCCGCTAAGCTCGTACACGCGGTCGCGCAGCTTCAGCGTCATGCCCAGCCGGCGCCAGAACACGCGGCGTCCGTACTGGCCGATGCGGCCCATCTCGGCCCAGTGCTCGTTGCTCCAAGTATGGCCGCCGTCGTCGCTCCAGCGCAACATGACGCGAGGGTTGGCCCCCATTACCGTGCCTACCGTCACCAACAGCGGCACGCTGTCTTCCGTCAGCAATTCATCGCCTGCCTCGGTCAGCAACGTCTCCAACGGGTCAAACGGGTCGATGCCGTTCAGCCCCACGCCCGTCTCGCAGTCGAGTTGCAGCGTGTGGTGCGCCGTGCGCTTGAGCGTGTTCTGCCCCGTAGGCAGCGCCCGCCACGTCCGATACCACCGCTGGATGCTGCCGTTGTCCGAGTAGACTTCTTGGTCGAAGGCGTAGATGTTGCCGTTCTCAAAGTCCCCGACGACGATTTCATCGCCGAAGTTCATCTGGCAGTTGCTGCGATGCCGCGTAAACGCGCTGCCGCTCCAGCCGGCTCGCTCATGCCAAGCGCCGGTCGATACGTCGTACACCCATGTGGTGTTGGCCTGCGGGAAGATCAGCACATAGAAGGCGTGACCGTCTTGCTGGTAGGTGTAGCCGATAGCGTCCGACAGGCTGCCGTACTGCTGAATCTGCCACTCCACCGCGTGCGTGCTGATGCGCTGGCCGGTGTAGCCATTGGCCCGGTAGACGATGCCGCGGCCCCGAGCGTCAGAGCCCAGCCAGAACAGCCCGTTGTCGAGCTTGGCAATCGAGTACGGCGCCGCGCAGCCGATTTCGTTGAACGCGCCTTGGATGCGCTGCAGCGGGAAGTCCGCAGCGCCCGCGTCGTACCAAAACTCGACCGAGTTGGTGCCAAACACCCACACCTCGCGGTGGTCAACGATCAGCCCCACCACGCCATCTGGAGAGCCTTCAGCGCTGGCAAAGTCCAGCGGATCGATGCTGGTGCCGTCCAATAGCTGCGTAATCCAAAGGCGCTGGCTGTTGGGTTCGTTGAAGACGAAGTAGCCGTCGAGGTAGCTGACCGTCACCGCGCCGGGGAAGTCTACGTCTGTGATGGCGCCAAAGGCGTTGGTCGCGTTGTTGTAGATGTAGCTCGGGCCGTTGGCCGCGATGAACAACTGCGTGCCGTTGTCGGCCATGCTGACCGGCCCCGTGCCAGCCACGTTGCCTATGAACGTGCTGACCCAGTTGGTGTCGATACGGTACAGCCGGTCACCAGAGACCACAAACGCTCGGCTTGCGTCAGCGGAAAAGCTCCACAGCCCCCGGATCGGGCCGTTGCCAACCGTGGCCAGCAGCCGCAGGCCGGGGCAGCGCTGCAGGAACGCAGGCTCCTTGCCGGCCTCGGGGATGATCTCGGCAAACAGGTTCACCATGCGGTTGTCCGCAGCATTGACGCTGCGAACAACGTAGCTGGAGCCGAGGATGGGACTTTTCATGCTACACTCCGTTTACCTTAAAAGGAGTTAACGCATGGAAACGTGGAAGCCAGTTCTTGGCTTTGAGGGTCTGTACGAGGTCAGCGATCACGGCGACGTGCGCCGCGTCGCGCGAAGCAAGACTGTAGACGCGGCCAAAGTGCCACAAGCCAAAGAAATGTTTGCCGCTGGAGCTACGTTGAAAGAAGTAGCCACGTTTCTTGGGGTCAGCATTCCTACCGCGCATTCCATCAAACTGGGCAAGACGTGGAGTGGTGAAGCTGCGCATCGCCCCATCAAGCCGCGTCCAGACAGAACAAGCTATTTGACCGTAGATTTTTGCCGCGATAGCAAGTACACCAAACGTAGAGTGCATCGCGTGGTTTGGGAGGCGTTTAACGGCCTCATTCCAGATCGATTGGAAGTCAACCACAAAAATCTTGACCGCGCGGACAACCGGTTGGAAAACTTGGAGTTGTTGACACACCAACAAAACGTGCAACACGCGATTGACGAATACAAAAGCCGTGGGCTTTTGCGCGCCGTCAAAGGCGTGAAGGGGTTTATTGCTGGCCGGCATAGCGATTACGACAACTCCCGTTAAACGTTTTCAGTAATTGCCACTATAGATGTTGAACCGCTGGCGTGTGGCGATCAACGAGTACGGCATGCTCATCACGTCGTCCGGGTTGTTGATGCGCTTCAGGTTGCGCTTGGACGTCATGGCGATCCGCACCACCTGCGGCGGGGGCTCGACACCAAACTCAGGCGCGATCTCCATCGCCAAGTTATAGGTGAACGCCCGCAGATAGCCTGGCGGGAACGCCAGCGTGGTGGACAACGTGGCTGGGTTAGTCAACTCCTGCACCGAGACAAAGTGCCACTCCAGCAGCCGCGTGGGCACCGGGTAGACGTACATCTCGATGTTGGGGTAGGTCATGTTGACCCACAGCACCTGCGGGTACGTCGAGGTCAC